TTAGAAGTTAATGTTCATATCATAAGTATGATATTGGTTATCATCGTCAACATTATCGGTATCGTAGTTTGCATCAAATTTAGCGCGAACGGAATTTACGCCTGAAACTTTCTGAACGGGTATCGATACCCAACCACTCTTCTTGACATGAGATGAAATTGATCCGTCCCAGTTTTCAAGACTATCAGCTTGGTGTTGTTCTCCATTGCTAAAAGAGTAAGTACCTTGAGTAGGATAAATATTTACGTCCTTACTTCCGGTCTGAATTACATAGTGCAATCTGATGAAACCGTTAATTTTAAATTTGCCATCATTTGCTGAATTATATTTATATTTTTTTGCTAGCTTAACGACTTGAATTTTGTTGACTTTTACATTTACACCAGACCAACTGCTGTCAGATGCGTTTGTTTTATAAGTCTTAATTGACTTTGCGTTATAGGTATCGTAATCAAGGGTAAATTTTTTTGCAGATGCAGGTGAGACTGTAAAAATAAAAATTGAAACAAATGCAAGAATTGGTAGTAGAAACTTACCTATTTTTTTCATAGTTATTCCTCCCAATGGTAACTTTTAACGTCGATCACGCTTGGACGTAATTCTATAAATAACGCGCATGGTCAGCTGATTTTAAATGCTATAATTAAAGAAACTAATGTTCGAGGTGTAAAAATGTCTGAGAAAAATCCGTTTGAAATTGTTGATGGGCAGGTTATATTACATGACGAATTTCAAGGAATCGATAAGACAATTCTGAATTATGAACAGGTAGCTGCGATTAAGCTGCTCATTCAAAAATGCAGTGGCAAAGAGAAGAGCCAAACGAATTAAGTTTCAAATAACATTTATTTAGTTTGAAGTTTTCATTTTCGCCTAAACTTATATCAACTTTTTGTTTAAGAATATTTTCTAAGGCTTGATAACGAGATTCATATATAGGTGAAAAAAGCCAACTATCTTGCTTGTCGGGACTCTATGATTCCTAATGAATTAAAGATGTCAATAGTTTCATCTTTTCCAAACAGATATGATTCATCGTCAGTGCTGCATAAACAATTTGTTATTTTTCTGGTGGTAGCATTCTTATCGTTTTTAATAACAAGATATCCGAATGGCATTTGTTGTAGTTGCTGTTGATAGATTATTTTGAGAAATTCAGCTTCTTTTTGGCCAAATTGTGCAACAATTAATTGTTGCTTTTTCGATTGACAATAAAATGCCAAATAAAGAACATTACCCCAATAATCAAAATGAGCCATGCCCATATTTGAAGATCTTTGTAGATTCCAACATTAAAAGCGCCAAGCATCCATGCAATGATGGCAATTACTAAACCAGCAATATCACCACCCATTTTTGGACTCTTACGAGTTGCTAAATAAACAATTCCGATAACAATATATAGAATGGCAACAAAGACTCCAGCAGAGCCGCTGTGCGAATTGCTGTTAGCAAGAGCATTGCCGACACCGGCAAGCATGGATTGAAAGAAAATAATAACGCCTAATACAATCATGATGATTCCAGAAACTAATTTTGTGGTTTTCATGATTTCCTCCTAATAGCTTTTAACGTCGATCACGCTTGGACGTATTATTAGTATCTGTTTGAAATATAATAGTTGTGCACTTCTTCCCTGACTACATTGTCAAGGTAGCTTGGTACTTCGTATGATTCCATAAAATCATATACGTTTATGGTTTCTTTTGGCATGCCTTGGCAATAAAAAGGAACCATAAGCTTAACTGCGCCAGTGTTTGCTTTATATTCAACGGAGTGTTTGCCTGTGAAGGTAGCGTGGTAGAAGCAAATATCAGTTTCATCACCATTTAAGATGTGTGAAATTTCGTGAGCAAGCTGAAACGAAATTTCAGCAGGGCGATGCCAGTTAAGGTTCATGACAATGCTGCGGTAATGGAGCGAACAGCCAGGCGGAGTTTCAGGAGCCAACTTATCGGTCCAGACAATATTAATATTATGGTTAAGGGCTACCTTTTCCAGATAGCTGCTAATCTCGGTCATTTTTACCACCTCGATTCTGATAGAAGCTTTCGTTTTATTGCTGTCTTGCTTTTCAAAGTGAGATCGTATTAATATAAACTTAGGTCAAGAAAATGAGAAGGGGGGAAGACAATGAAAAAAATATTTAGAGCAATTAAAGATAGGTTTGAATTAAGTGCTTTTATTTCTATCATAATTGCCATGCCAGTAGCGATAGCAGTTAAAGACTTCAACCCTGGCTTTTTCATGTTTTTTGTCTTTCCCTGCTCATTTATTTTTCTTCGGTATGATGATTCTTCTCATCAGTATTTGAAATATTGGGAGACTCATTTGAAATGGCGTTTCCACTAGTTTTAATTTCCAAGCCTAGCTTATCAGCTGGGCTATTTTTAATGGCTTTAAGTTGTTCCCTTTTAAGGGAAATATCGAGATGCTCACTATATCGATCCTGGCACCACTTAACAAGTCCTTGTTTTAGAAAATCAGTGCCTCCAAAAAGTATTAGAATCACAAAGGGATGACTATTTCCAAAACCCCAAAGTTTATCAATAAAAATACTTAATGTTTTTAAATTAGCAATGTTTGCAATGAAGGTGAAGAAGCCAGGTGAATGGATATCCGCTGTCATTTGGACGGTTTGTAAAATGGAATCATCTTTTGGAAAAATAGTTGCCCAGTCGCCCAGCGTTAAATTTCCACCATGATTTGCATATATTCGAACGTAGATATTATTACTGTAAATGAAAATTGGTGAAATTAGCCCCATAAACTCTGTAAGATGTTGTTTATCATCAATATTAAAAAGGGCTTGATGAGCATTCAATACCCAAACAAGAGTGGAAGGTAGTTCTTCTCTTCTAATAGTAGAGATCCATTTTACACTCCTGCGTTTAATATAGTTAGAGATTGCGAAGTCTTTGCCATTGATTGGAGCATTTTTGATTCGTTCTTTGATGTAATCCGTATCTTCATCAAATGCATCGCTGGTAATACATCCAATGGCAAAATGTGATGATCTTTTGCTTGGCACTAATACAACATCACCTATATGCATTCCAAACACGAAATGATAGGTCATATTGGATCGACCAGTTAAGCTTTGTTTGCTGATATCTGGATCATTGCTTTTCTCTTTAAAAATGTCCCTAATGGTTTCTACTGACTGAATACCTTTGATATTCAATACATCATCAACGTGAACATTGTTATATCTGATCCCAACATAAGAATCGTCTATAAAATCTTCGAAATACTTTCCACCTTCAGCTCGTAAAAGCCAGAAGTGAGTATTAACATCGAATTCTGGAATATGTACTTGTTTACTATTCATAATTTCAGTTTCCATAGTTTATTTTCTCCCACCGCGCAGCAGCCGTTTCATGTATTCCAGGTCCTGCTCAGGGATAGGCTTGCCTTCAAAAGTGAAGATGGTGTCATCATCAGCGAGATCTGCGGTTTTGAGAGCGTCTTCCTTGGGGTCGCGGCCGAGTAGGTAATCAGTAGAGACGTTAAAATAATTTGCCATTTTAACCAATGTTTCGTTATCAGGATTATTTCTATTATTTTCAAAGTGAGAATATGTGGACCTTTTAATGCCAAGCGCTTTAGCAGTCTCTTCCTGAGTTTTGTTTGTTTTTTCGCGTAAAAATCTTAGCGTGTCGCCAATCATTTGTTTCACCTCTTCATAAATACAGTTTGATTTTATAGATATATTATATACCGTAAGTGATACTGATTGTATCGTTTAAATAATTTGGTACTAAAAATATCAATAAAACTATTGACGGTACAAAAAGTATCATGTAATATAAATACCGTTGGTACGAATGATACCAACTAGACGAATAAGAGAGGTGAGACGATGAAACGTGCTCGATTGCGTCAAGAACGCTTGGAACGCGGGATGTCATACCAAGATGTGGCAAATGAACTAGGTATTTCAAGCGTTTACGTTCGAAAAATCGAGTCTGGAGATCGTAACCCGGGGTTTGTTACAGCGCTTCGCTTTGGAAACCTATTCGGAGTAGGTGCTAAGGAACTGTTCCCGGATATTTTTTTACAGGCTTATGATACAAAACGTACCAAAGAAGGAGACAAAAATGGAAAATGATATTCAACTGTTCAGTTTCGATAATCAGCAAGTGCGAACTTTAGTCATTAACGACCAACCATATTTCATCGGCAAAGACGTAGCCGAGATTCTAGGATACAAGAACACCAAAGATGCTTTAGCTAAGCATGTTAATGACGAAGATAAGCTGAGGTCGCGGATCGCGACCTCAGGTCAAAACCGCGCCATGACAGCAATTAACGAATCTGGTCTCTACGATTTAATTTTCGATGCCAGCCGTCAAAGCAAAAACCCAGACATCCAGAGACGAGCTAAGAAGTTTCGGCATTGGGTAACATCCGAAGTGCTCCCGTCTATCCGCAAGCACGGAGCTTACATGACGGACGAGAAAATTGAGGAAGTATTACTTAACCCAGACACGATTATCAAGCTGGCAACGGAGCTTAAGGCTGAGCGGGAGCGTCGATCAATTGCTGAACAGCGAGTCAATGAATTGACACCTAAAGCCAGCTACTACGATCTTGTGCTGAGCAATAAATCGTTGGTCACAATCACTCAGATTGCCAAAGATTATGGCATGAGTGGTCAGGCAATGAATCATAAGCTACATGATCTAGGCGTTATTTACAAGCAGGGCGACACTTGGCTGTTATACAGCAAGTATCAACGGACTGGTTGGACGCATTCAGAGACGATCATGGTGACTAAATCAGACGGCACTCAGAAAGCCGTCATGCATACCAAATGGACGCAGAAAGGACGGCTTGGGCTGTATGAACTGCTTAAACGGCATGGCATCCTTCCACTAATCGAAACCGCAGACGAAAAGAAGGGAGCATAGCTATATGAGAACTGTTGAAGAATTTGAGAAGGCAACTGCTAAGTGCCAAAAGCCAATGTCCGATTACTCACGGATCATTGTTGAGACAGACGAAAAAAGCCCCAAGACCTTAGCGGTGATCACAGATGACGACTGTGAAACCGTAGAAGGCCTCAGGGTACGGTTTATGCCAATCTATAAGGATTAGTCCTTATCTTTAGGAGGCATTGGGTCATTACCATACGAGTTCTTTAAGTTAATCTGACCGTTGCGCTTCTGACTAACCAACTCAGCATGATTATTAATAGCTTGTTGACGACCTGCTTTAATAGCTTCTGATTTGGTGCTGTAGATTTTAGAAGCACGAGTACTTCCGGAACTCTTAACAGCCCAACCGTTTGAACGAGGACTGACCCAAATTTGCTTTGGCATTTTGTCACCTCCTTTCACTAGGAGATAAATCAATTGTAGCAGAAAGGAGATGTAGGAATGAGCCCGTATCGGTATCAGCTGAACAAAGCAGAGTTCATGTCTGAATGGCATGACAGCAATGGTCAGCCAATGTCTGAGTCAACGTATCAGCGAAGGCGGCGGGAAGCCACTGACTATCCAGACGGATGGCGTGTTTTCCTGCCAGATGGTCGCGTTGATATTCAAGAGTATCAACGTTTTATGACCTGGTTGGCAAAGAAGAAGCACGATAAGAAGCAAGACCCTCGCTTAGTCGCATATCAAAAGTATTAGGAGGAACAGCATGGACTTATAGTGGACCACAGCATCTTAGCTAATCGCATTACGAAACTAGAGAATGAGGTGAAACGATATGAACAACGTTACCCGAATTAACTGGATTGTGCTTGCCTACCTGGCTATCTGGAGCTGGGTAGACGGTTTCACTACGACCGCCTTTGTGCTGACTGTACTGGTCAGCTTCGAAGCGCTGTGGAAGCCATTTGTTAACTCTAGTCTGGCCGTTAAGCTGTTCGGCACAGAAACGATGGCTATGTTGCAACAAAAAAACGTTACTGGCCGCCACCAGTAACGCTCACAGAAAAATATTCTACAGGAGAAATTATATATGAGTTTGTCGCCAAACGAAAGGGCATTGACAGATGAAGTGCTCCAACAACTATCGGCTGCTACTAAGTGGCTGTTGCGGGCCTACAGAGCTGAGGAAGACAACGATGCATTAACCGATCTGTCAATTGCGACAAGAATGTTGGAATTGGCTCAGGAACCATTGCTGAACGCAAAACGAATGATTAAAACTCGGAAGGAGCAAGACAACAATGACTAATCAATCTAACCAAATGGCAGTAATGCAGAAGGATATCACAGATCAAGTATCGAATCGTATTAGTCAGCTACAAGACGATGGCTTGGCTTTGCCAAAGGACTATAACCCGCAGAACGCCTTGAAGGCAGCTTGGTTTAAGTTGCAGCAGACCAAAGACCGGTCTAATCGACCAGCATTGCAAGTCTGCACACGGTCATCAATTGCCAATGCACTGCTAGATATGGTGACACAAGGGCTTAGTCCTGCCAAGACGCAATGCTACTTCATTGTGTACGGCAATGAAGTTCAATTACAACGGTCATACTTCGGCACGATTGCTGCAGTTAAGCGACTGTCTAGTGTCAAAGATATCGATGCCCAAGTAGTTCATCAAGGCGATGAATTCGCTATTGGTGCTGATGAGCTTGGCCGAATTAAGGTTACCAAGTTCGTTCCAAAGTTTGAAAACCTTGATAAGCCAATCAAAGGTGCGTTTGCCTTTATCGAATTGGCAGACGGTCGGGTTGACTACACCGTCATGACACAAAAGCAGATTCAGACGAGCTGGGGACAATCACGTCAGCACAACGTACAGCAGAAGTTTGGGGATGAGATGGCCAAACGGACGGTCATTAATCGAGCTGCCAAGATGTACATCAATACGTCTGATGATAGTGACCTACTGACTGGCTCGATCAATACGGTTACGGCTAATGAGTATGAAGATGAGCCTGAGCGTAAAGACGTAACACCAGAAACCCCAAAATCTACCGCAGATAAGCTCGTGCAGGGATTTAAGAAGGAACAGGCGCAAATCCACGAAGAAGAAAAACAAGCCGCTGAGAAAGCACCAGAACAAGAATCAGTAAAGGAGAGCGAACAGGATGGCAACCAAGAAGCAGATGGCCAAACCGACATCTTTGACTACATCGAAGACGATCAAGCTGACGAAAAGTAACTATTACAGTCATGATACCGACTTCCAGTATATGTCGTTTTCGGTGTTCAGAGACTTTGAGCAGTGCGAGGCGGCTACTCTGGCCAAGCTGAAAGGCGACTGGGAGCCAACAAGCAATCCTGAGCCGTTGCTGGTCGGCAACTATGTTCATTCGTACTTTGAAAGTCCTGAAGCTCATCAAGAATTTGTTGAAGCCAATAAAAGCGAGATGCTTTCATCTCGTGGCGAAACGAAGGGCCAACTGAAGAGCAGCTATAAAGTTGCTGATGACATGATTAAAGCGCTCAGTGAAGATGACTTCTTCAATTACGTGTACGCACCAGGCGACAAAGAGGTCATTGTCACTGGCGAGCTGTTTGGTCATCAATGGAAAGGTAAAATCGACAGTCTTTGTCTTGATCGTGGGTACTTCTGCGATTTGAAGACAGTCGATGACTTCCACAAAGGACACTGGAACCCAGTACTGCGGCAGAAAACCAATTTTGTCGAGGATCGTGGCTATCACATGCAGATGGCCATCTATCAGGAACTGATCAAGCAGACGTTTGGTATTGACTGCCAACCATATATCTTTGGCGTATCAAAACAGGTGCCACCAGACAAGATCGCAATCAGCTTTGATGGCGATGGCGAGTTTCTGATGCAGGAAGCTCTGGAGAAGATCAGCAATGAACAAGATCATTTCTGGCGTGTGTTGATGGGTGAGGAACCGCCTAAGGCGTGCGGCAAGTGCGAATACTGTCGGCAAGGCAAACAGCTGGCAGGATTTACAGAGGTTAGCAGCATCGAGATCTCATAGAAAGGGTGAGAGTATTGGGCAAGCGAGTCGTCAATGATAATCGGCGCGGATTCAAGGGTGTATGGATCCCCGCTGAATACTGGCTTGATGCCAATCTGACCATGTCAGAAATTAACATGATCACTGAAATTGATAGCCTGGACAACGGCAACGGCTGCTATGCCAGCAACAAGCATTTTGCAGAATTCTTTGGCGTGACAAAGGGCAGAGCATCACAAATCATCGCTAGCCTAAAAGCTAAAGGATATATTTCAATCAGTTATGATCGAGATGGAAAACAGATCACCAGACGCGTGATTAGGGTAGTTAATAAATTAAATAGGGGTATTAAGAATACTAAACCACCTATTAAGAATACTAAACAGGGGTATTTAGAAAATTGTGAAGAGAGGAATACAGAATTAGGAATACATCTAGGTGAGAGAGAGAGGATTAAGCAGCCTCTCAACACAAACGCTAAGATCTCTCTCTTATCATGGCCAGACAGCTTGGGTGCCATGACTGACCAGATCAGCAAGCTGCTGCTAGATGCATCTGATCAGGGGATGAGCATTGATCTGCTGCAGAAGGCTGTCGACATCACCAAGTATGCAGATCCTGGAACGCCATATGGCTACTTAAAGTCAGTCGTGAGTGATTGGCTGAGTCAAGGTATCTACACGATGCAGGACTGGCAACGGCATCAGCAGAAAAAACAAGCTGCTAAGCATCGGGACATCCCTGATATTCCTATCTACAAGATTTAAAGGAGAACAGCAATGTTGACTGAACAATTTTACAAACACTGGAGTGGCGACAAGTTAGACAGTATCCAGTGTGATACTCGATTTGTGGACGATATTAACGATGATCTGCAGTATTTTATCGATGCCGAAACGGGGATGTGCTGTGATGATGGCTACACGCGAGACGAGCTTTCGCTTTACGTGGACGACGACAAACTGATTGACGAAATCATGAATGTTGCCTGCCATCGCTATGGATGTGAGATGTTTGGGGATGAGATACGCGCTGAGCATCCAGAACAGGTCTTGCAAGCCATGATGACTGTCTATGCCTGGATTGTATTTAGTAAGGAGGTGAAATGATGCCAGCAAATCAATTGATTACTCAGCCGCGTCAGGAAGTGGATATGGAGATTACTGTGACGGATGGGGATGTCATGCCATACACATATCATCTGCATGATGTCTTCAGCGAAACGGTAGGACGAATCAGCAGTTGCAAGCAGAAAGGCACTATGTTCCGCTTTCGGGCGATCTACGACCCGATTGGCAGAACGCCCAAGACCGGCATGGTGGCTGTTGATCCTAAGCTGATCATCTCAGTACGAGAAGAGCCGAAGGTGGCAGATTGATGCACGAGAATGGTATTAGCATGTGGTTTCGGTTTGCGGTTGAGCCAGTCGAACAGCAACGGCCTAGAGCTGTGCATCGTAGGAAGGGTATTCGCCTGTACGACCCTGCCAAAGTGAAGGCGTACAAGGTACAGCTGCATGATCTGGCAAGCCGTGAGTATCATGGCAGTCCTTTTAAGGATGCCATCAAAGTTGAGCTGACCTTCTATCGACGTATTCAGAAGTCGATCAGCAACGCAGAGTACGAGCGTAGGCTTAAAAATGAGACTCTCCCAACGGTTAAACCGGATACCGATAACTTTATCAAATCGACACTGGACGCTCTCACGGGTGTCTTATGGGCCGATGACAACATCATCACCGATATCGTTGCCAGAAAGCGATACAGCGATGATCCGCATATCTTTATCAAAATTACGCCAATGAGGAAATGAGGAGGTGACAGCTGTGGAATCGCCATATCAATCGCTTGACGACAACTGGCAGTGGTATGAGCAGAACTATATGTTTGAGTTTCGCAATAAGGACCTGCTCGATGGCACAGTTAAACCAGAGGATCAGGAACGCTACGATCTCTTTAAACAGCAGGTAATCAAATATCGAGGCAGTGACGATATTTTGGAGCATGACAAGCGCACACCACAATGGTACCGAACTGACCGTAAAATCGTTAGGTGGCTAAAAGAAGCCTGGAAGAAGAACAAGGACATTAGATGGGTCAAGGAACATGCAAAAGTCAGTGAATCAACCTATGACAGACATCTGTTTTTAAGTGAGAATGTAAGCGCGCTGCACAACAAGATAAGGGCACGCAATCGCCACAAAAAGACATTCGACAAGAAAGTAACTATCTGTATTGATATGCAGACATACAAACGATACGAGTTTGATTCGCGGACTGATTGCGATCATTATTTCGACTGGCCTACCGGGACAGCATCACAGATGATCAGCACCAAAAAGCATTATCATCATCGCTATTGGATTTTTGATAAGGAAGACGAGGAAAAAGTGCATGGGAAAGTTTAACGGCTTAGGTACTGCAGTAGTTGTCTGCGTGCTGTTTTGGACGTTTGTAATCGTACTGTTGGCACATGTTTTGGGAGGTTAGGTATGAGTAAGAAACTAGTACTGGGAACATTGGTAATTGGATTTGAGTATGCAGCTATCGCATCAATTACGATTGCCATGATTATGACGGTCCACAACACCACAGTCAGGTTCATTTGCTTCATGTTGAGCCTGTTATTTCTTTAGGCAATCAGCATGGCAGTAAAAAAGAGCCGCACCATGATGGCACGACCCTCTAATGAATCAACACCATCAATTATAGCAGAGGAGAGTGGTGTCGTGGTGCAAATGGATTTAGGCTTGGAAATCGACAGCAAGGAGACCGCTGCTAATGTGCGACGATTCTGGACGTATGGGATTAATCGGTATCTATATCAAGCTGGTCTGCATCGCAATCAGCTCAAATCGCCGACACTCAGTCTAGCAGGTGGCGGTGGGTCAACTGGCAATCATGCTGAGGACAGACTCATTAGTGGGATGCAGGCACAGCGCATGTGCGACTGCATCAGGGATACGCTAGAAAACTGTGAGCCTTTGACGTATCAAATCATATCAGCCGTCTATATCGAAGGCCTAAAAGACTGGCAGATGGCCGACAAACTCTGCTATTCATCATCACAGTATCAGTACATCAAGCGGGGATGCATGTGTGAGTTCGCTGAGCGATTCGAGGGCTTTGAGCGTCGATATGGATTTGATGAAGATGATCAAGTCAAACTGGTTCAAAAAAATCGGACTTTGACAAGACGACGACAATAGCAGAAGTGGATTAAACTGGTATCGTGATAGAAATATCACAGGGGCTATTCGGATGCTGCAAACTGTTTTCTTCATCAATGGTTACAGGCGCTACGGCGTCTGGTTATGCATCGACCGGGCAAAACGGCCAATACCTTAAATAAAATCAATGTTCATGATCTACATGAGTAGTACAGTACCTTCTTTCTGATTGGATTGGTTAAGCCTGAAATTACGTTTGAAATGCGGCTGTTTAGTGGGTTCGACTCCCACGCGATGCTTTCCCGTTAATGCGGGAACCCATTTTATTTTTCCAAACCATTACATTAGGCACCGCAAATGGTTAGCTTCAATTGCTGGCGGTTCGAATCCGCCATGCGGTATTGCGCTGACACACAGCAGCGCATTGTCAGTATTTAGAGTTTCACTGACTGGAAGGTCCCAGGTGGGCACTGCGTTTCTAACCATCATGTCGCAGCGCAAAAAAGGGTGCGAGTCCCTTACCTATCCTTTTCCTGGCTTTAATTTCTATCAACGACAATATACCTGCCAGGACAACGTGGCGGGCGAATCCCGTCAGCGTGGAAGCATGGCTGAGTGGCTTAAAGCGCCAGTTTGCTAAATTGGTAAAGTCCTTTTATAGACTTTCGCAGGTTCGAATCCTGCTGCTTCCGTTGAGAGTAGCGCAATTCACTCTCTTGCCTTTCGATCGATTTAGGCTTTAGATGAAAGGCAGACGGTACGGTCATCCCTATACTTCAGGTGGGGATGTCATGGTTCGATCCATGAGCCGTCATTGTCCGAAATGACGTTAAACTATATTTCTAACATAGTATTTAGTGGGATGACATTGCAGTCATCCTTCTTTTTTCTTAATATGTTGATATATTACTATGTTAGGAAGTTGTTCTTATGAGCGAAAAAGAAAATAAGGGTGTTACCGGAAGTCAGACTATGACTTTTAGAGTTTCTGGTAATGAAATGACCAAGAAAACTGGTTATAATTTGGACTATGTTATTGAAGCTTTTTCTAATGCCGATAATTTAATAAAGAAAACATATCTAGCATTAAATGATAGAGAAAGATTCATGGAGCATGATGCTGAAAAGTTAACTGTTAGACTTACGGAAATCAAAGAAGGATCTCTGCTTTCAGAATTATGCATACAGTATCAATCTATAATTGCTCCTGCAATGCCATTTATTATAAGTAACCAAGACTTTATTATGGAAACCATAAAAGATTCTTATGAATTCCTCAAAGCAAAAATAAGTGCAAAGAAGGAGGGAAAAGCTGTGGATGTTGTCCAAAAGGCGGGCACAAATGGGATAAACATTAACAACAACAGTGGTACAGTAGTAATTACAACCCCACAAGGTCTCCCGAATGTTGCTGATAGATTAAACCAGCCACTTACTGAATTGGCACAAAGCGTAGATGGCAAAAAAATAACGGGAATTGAAATGTGGACTCAGAAGACAACATCATCAAATATTCATCTAGATGTAAAGGATAAAGATATATTTAGTGGAACAACCGTAACTACAGATGATGAATTCCAATTTTCTGGGAAAATAATTTCTGGTAATTACGAAACTAATCGTGGCCGCATTGAAATTTCTAGTAGTGAGAGTCCTGACCTAGAAGCGGGTCAAGCATATTCAGTAGAAATTAACCCTGAATTACATGCTGAAGAAACTTGGAAAGAAATGTTTCTTACAGACCGTCCGTATTATGGCAAGTGTACATATCAAAAAAATCAAGAGGGAACTTTCAAGGTCCAAAAGTTAATAATTACTGATTGGGATGAAAGTCAATGGAAATAATAAAAAGTCAGCTTAACGGCTGGCTTTTGTATTATGTTTTTGGGTGATTTATTTATGTTAAAAAATTTAATTATAAGTTCTCTCATACCCTTATTGATTTCTGGTATTAGTACTGTAGGTGGTATATGGGGTGCTACTATTCAAGCAAGAAAATATGAAGATTCAAAACGTTCTAAACTTGAATCGTATGAAAAAATATTAGAAATAATTGAGCCTATCAATGCTCTCTATATATTAATTCAAGATAATCGTTGGAACGAAGCAAGAAAATTTTGCTTTGAAGGAAGGTATGATGATTTAGATAACAAACTAAGATCAGGCGTATATGTGTTATTAATTCCTAAAAATATTCGAAAAAATACAGTAACTATTCTAGACAGGATGTTAGAAATAGTAGAATTTCAGGAAAAACTTGAAGAAAAGAAGCCACATTATACAGTGAAGTATAATGTGGATATGCTTGAAGTAAGGAAGCACAGCCTTCACATTGATTATGGGCAATATATTTCTAAAGTGAAACGCAAATATAGACTGTTTAAGTGATCTTAGGAGGTGAGTAGTATTGGCAAAGTTAACATTAAAACAACAGCGATTTATCGATGAGTACATTATCTCTGGCAATGCTACTCAGGCAGCCATTAAAGCCGGATATGCTCCTAAAAATGCTGGACAAACCGGTGCTGAAAACCTTAGAAAACCACAAATTCAGGCTGAGTTAAAGCGTCGCAATGATGAACTACAATCACAGAAAACAATGGATATGCGGGAAGTGATGGAACGCTTGGCATCGTTTGGACGTGGTGAAGTTACTGAAGAACAAGTCACTAATAGTGGTGAAATTGTGCAGGTCAAGACCAAGAATAGCGATCAGATTCGTGCATTGGAACTGATAGGTAAGCGTTATGGTGCATGGACTGACAAGAAAGAAGTATCAGGTAGTCTTGAGATCGATGTGGGAGTTGGTGAGTACGATGAAGATGACTAGCGCAATGCTGTGCATCCCCGTGATGTTTGTTGCAATGCTTATCTGTCAGCCACACGTGATAGGTATCAAGACGCTTATTTTTTCAATGATTATGGAACTGCTAGCTATTTCGATGGTGGTTGCTCATGACAACGATTAAGCTTAACTTTCCAAAACCAGCTCGAGTATTTAACCGCCAGATATACGATAGTCTGTTTGATTATGAACATTTTGTAGAAGTCTGGTATGGCGGTGCATCGTCGGGCAAGTCGCATGGCGTAGTGCAGAAAGTAGTACTTAAGGCGCTGGGCAAATGGAAGTATCCACGTAAGGTGCTTTGGCTACGAAAGGTTGACCGTACGATTAAGGACTCGATCTTTACTGACGTATTAGACTGCCTATCAACATGGAAGCTGCTGCCACTTTGCAGAGTAAACAAATCAGACCGTACGATTAGCTTGCCTAATGGTGCGGTTTTCTTGTTTAAAGGGATGGACGATCCAGAAAAAATCAAGTCTATCAAGGGCCTGTCAGATGTCGTCATGGAAGAAGCGTCTGAGTTTAACCAAGACGATTTTACGCAGCTCACTCTGCGACTTCGTGAACCAAAACATAAGCAACGCCAAATCTTTTGCATGTTCAACCCTGTGTCTAAGCTTAACTGGACCTATAAGCAGTGGTTTGAGCCTGGTGTGCAGATTGATCCTAAGCGTGTGGTGATCCATCAATCAACATACAAGGACAATCATTTTCTTGACGCGGACAACATCAGAACAATTGAAAACCTTAAGCAGACCAACCCTGCCTACTACAAGATCTATACGCTTGGTGAATTTGCGACACTTGATAAACTTGTCTTTCCAGATTTTGAAAAGCGACGACTCAATCAGCGTGCTTTGGCTGACTTGCCTAGTTATTTCGGCTTGGACTTTGGTTATACGAATGACGAGACGGCATTTATGCACGTTAAGGTTGACGAACGTAAGCACATTATCTATGTCATGGAAGAGTATGCCAAACGAGGGATGCTTAATGACGAGATCGCCAAAGTAATCACTGATATGGGCTACTCTAAGGAAGTAATTACGGCTGATGCTGCCGAACCCAAATCGATTGCTGAGATCAAGCGAGACGGTATCTATCGCATTCGGCCAGCCAAGAAGGGCAAGGACAGTATCATTCAAGGCATCTCGTTTATGCAACAGTATCATCTGGTAGTTGATGATCGGTGCGTGAAGACGATTGAAGAACTCGAGAATTATACGTATAAGAAAGACCGAGCAACCAATGAGTATACAAATGAACCTGTAGATGCGTACAACCACGAGATCGATGCAATCAGATACGCGCTGAATGAGATCAATGGAGCTAGCGCACCACACGGTAAACTACTCAAAAATATCTATATCTAAAGGAGTGAGATCAATGGCGACTATTAATGGCAAAGGGCAAGTGCTTCCTGGCAATGTTTTCATCTATCCACTGGGCGAGAAGTTAACAACGGCTGACCTGCAAGCCTTCATTCAATACAATCAGCAAGCAAGTACTGGCTATCAAGAAAACATGCGTATGTATGTAGGCGATCATGATGTATTGCATAAACTGGGGCGTGGCTTAGGACCAGACAATCGCTTGGTGGCTAATTTGCCACACTATATCGTTGATACTTACAATGGCTTTTTCAGTGGTATACCAGCCAAGATTACGCTTGATGATAAGCCAAAGAATGAATTGCTACAGCAGTGGAATGACACAAATTCCTTCCAAGACAAATTAAGTGAAATCAGCAAGCAAGCGGATATCTACGGACGTTCGCTTGCTTTTGTATATCAAGATGAAAATAGCGAAACCAAGCTGGCATATGCATCCCCAATTGAAGCGTTCATGATCTACGATGACACGGTTGCACATCAGCCGCTAGCTTTCGTGCGTTATTGGCGTGATGCCAAGAACAAGCAGATTGCTAAGGTTTACTATGCTGATGATGTCTGGGATTACTACGATGAGGTACTGGCTGTTAGTGATGACGCTAATCCATTTGGCGTTGTCCCAGCAGTTGAGTTTTACGCGAATGAAGAGCGACAAGGCGTGTTCGACAACGTCAAGACGCTGATCAATGCCTTAGACAAGGTTCTGTCGCAGAAAGCCAACCAGGTCGAGTACTTCGACAACGCCTACTTGAAAATCCTTGGCATTAATTTGGATCAAGATGGTGATGGCAAGCCAGATATTGATATCATCAACAACCAATTGATCTACTCACCAGATGCAGACGCAACGAATGCAACCGTGGACTTTATTACAAAGCCTGACGGGGACAACATGCAAGAACACATCATCGATCGGCTCATCTCGATGATTTATCAAATTTCAATGGTGGCAAATCTTAATGATGAAGCATTTGCAGGCAATAGCTCTGGTGTGGCCTTGCAGTACAAGCTGCTACCGATGAAGAACATGGCTGCGAATAAGGAGCGCAAATTTACCCAAGCCTTGCGACATCTATATCGTGTCGTTTTTAGTGTTGGTACTGTTTTGCCAGAAAGTGATGCTAATGCATGGCAAGACTTGCGCTTTAAATTCACGCGTAATCTGCCGGTTAACTTAGCCGATGAAGCACAGACGGCATCAACGCTCTCTGGCATCGTCAGCAAAGAAACACAGCTGTCAACACTGTCAATTGTGGACGACCCACAAGCCGAGATTGATCGCATGCATCAAGAACAGGCTGATGACGTTAAGAACGCACTGCAGAATGCAACATCGGCAGTAGACAGTAGAAAGACTGATGATGTAGATGACGAAGAACAATAATGCATACTGGCGAGAGCGTGAGTGGCAATTAAAACAGCTGAAGAACGATGACAAGTTCAATCGCCAACTCAAGAGCTATTATGATCAACTGATTGTCGGCATCAACAAAGAGATTGACCGAGAAGTTGCATCATTGGCTAGCAGAAATGGGACATCAATCGACAATGCTCGTGCAGCTGTCACTGGTGCAGATATTTCGGCGTACGAGTCAGAAGCACAAGCGTTGGTTCGCCAGGCCGATTTGATGCGAGCGGCTGGCCACCATGTTACTTATGACGATTTCAGCGATGAAGTGAATGAGCGTATGCGGGTATACAATGCCACCATGCGCATCAATCGTTTGGAACTGCTTAAGTCACAGATTGGCTTGCGCATGATTGAGTGCGGGATGCAAGTTGATCAAGCAGTGCAAGACAAGGTGTCTAAGGACTACACAGACGAGCTGAAACGGCAAGCTGGTATCCTTAATGTCACCTGCTAAGAACGATCAGCTATGGACGTCTAGTGATGTTGCTAAGCAGATCATGGTTCAGTTCAATGGTGCAACGTTTAGCCAACGGATCTGGGCGAACCAGGATGCACTGAAAGCTACGTTAGATGCAGTGATCAGCGTTGGTGTCATACAAGGCAAGAACCCACGCCAGATGGCTAAATTGCTGAAAGATCAAGTTCGTTCTACTATCAACAACCACAGATATGTGACGGAGCGCATTGCTCGAACCGAGTCAGCTCGTGTCAGCATGCAGCACAGGTTAAGTCGCTAACTGACAACGGCTATCGTTGGTGTAAATGGTATGCAGAGCCTGGTGCGTGTCGTGTCTGCCGAGAGATTGCTGATAATGATCCTTACGACAAGGGCTTAGGCGTATATCCGGTTGATAAAGCGCCAGAAATTCCAGTACATCCCAATTGCCGATGTTCAATCAGCGCTTTTTGGAGTGATAAAGATGTTTAAAAGAATCTACGCAAAACTGCTAATCAACTATTTGTTTATTAAAACTTATTTCTTTGGGCGCTAGTGATAGTGCTCTTTTTTTGTCCGTTTCCTATGTTGTGGACGTTAAATAAAACTTGAGTATGTCTCCCAAGACGTTAAATGCGAGAAAGGAGTGCCAACTATGGACAATGAACAAAATACGGAGCAACTCACTGATGATCAAGAACAAGCGGGTAAAGGCGCGCCAATTGAGACCCCAGAAGATGGTGATAAGAAAGTTGACTCCGACAAAATTGTTGAAAAGCTGAAAAAGCGTATCGGCAAGGAGCAAGCATCAAAGCATGAACTTGAAAAACAGCTTAAGGACGCTCAGGCAGAGATCGAACGGATCAAATCCGGTAAGTCGGTTAAAAAGCTTTCTGATGAAGACAAGGCCAAGAAAGCATCCGATGAAAAAGATGCTAAGATTGCCGAACTGGAAGCCAAACTGGCTCGCAACGAAGCAATCAAACAAACTGCTGAAGTCTTCAAAGAAAGTGGCCTTAACGTAAGCGACAAGGTCTTAGACATGGTAGTAGCCAATGATGACGAAAAGACTTACGCCAATGTACAGACGCTGATTGAGTTTGCTCAGTCTATCCAAAGCGACACGAAAAAAGGAATGCTTAAAGGCCACACGCCACGCCAGAATGGCAATAACAAGATGAGCAAGGCTGATATTATGAAGATTCCTGATCCAGTCAAACGTGTGGAAGCCATTAAGCAGAATATGAGCTTATTTGAACATTAGAAAGGAATGAAACATTATGACTGTTCCAGAAAATGAAATTACGAAAGCAGATCTGATTGCACAATCTATCGACTTTACGGAACGTTTTAACGAATCCGTAGCAACCCTGCTTAAGATTATGGGTGTATCACGGATGACGCCAATGACGGCTGGCTCTCAGATCAAGATCTACAAGTCCGAAGTAACTAAGGCTGACGGCAAGCCCGCTGAAGGTGATGTAATTCCGCTGTCCAAAGTTACGCGCAAGCTGTCTAAGACGGAAGAATTGACGTTCTCTAAGTACCGCAAGCAAGTTACTGCTGAAGGCTATTCAAGGTGCTGGTTTCACGCCGGCAGTTGCTGATACCGGACAGCAAGCTGCTTAAAGAAATTCAGAAGGACTATCAAGAAGAGCTTCGTTGACTTTGTTATGACTGGTACGACGACTGCTACCGGCACGAACTTCCAGACGGCATTGGCTAACGCTCTGGGGCAATTGGCGGTCAAGTGGGAAGATGATGACGTGCAATCTGTGTCTGTTCGTCAACCCAATCGACTTCTACGCATATCTGGGTAGCGCAAACGTAACTGTACAGACGGCTTTTGGCCTGCAGTACGTGCAAAACTTCCTGGGCTTCAACACCATCATCATGACTGGTTTAGGTGCCACAAGGTAAGGTAGCTGCTACTGCATCCCAAAACATCAACTATGCTTACGCCTGCAATGTCTGGTTCGCTAGGGTCAAGCATTTAACCTGACGACTGATGAAACGGGTCTGATTGGTATCGTGCACGATGCTAAGACTGAAAATGCATCTGTAGAAACGATGGCTATGACTGCTAGTGTAGTTTACCCAGAACGTCTGGACGGTATCGTTGTAGCTACGATTTCTGCTCCATCTGCTTCCAATGGTAAGTAACCATACAAGCGTAGGTGATTGGGATGAATAAGACAGCTACTCTGGCTAATCTCAAGACTATGATCCGCTTAAAGGATACTGGCCAAGACGATCTATTAAAACTGATCATCGATAATACTGAGCAGGCTCTACGATTTAAGCTGCAACTGACCGAGCAAGATGCTTTTCCTTCAGAACTCGGATTCATTCTGCTTGAAGTGTGTGTACGCCGTTACAACCGACTGAAGAACGAAGGAATGTCGTCATATACGCAAGAAGGCGAGTCAATCACCTTCAATTCATCTGACTTTGACGATTTTCAAGACGATATCAATATCTGGAAACAACGTCATAGCAAGGATGTTCGTTCCAATGGCACTGCTTATTTCGTCAATCCGTATCGGAAGTGATTGTTATGAGAATGGATCATGTAATTCGTTTTTACACGCAAGGTACGGGCTATAGTCCTGTCACTGGTCGGCATGATAACAGTGCTAAGTTGGTAGCTACGATATACGGTAATGTAACTGATATGGGCGTTGATCGTGCCGTACAGGTTTTTGGTAACTATAATCATCAATCTAAGATACTGCGGTTGGAGTCTGCTATGCCTAAGTCATGGTCGTACCTGACGATTGATGATGACACTGCCAAGTATCGTATGCAGACATCCCGTAAGCCACTTAAAGGCAACACACTGATTGTGGGTGATAGTAATGTCTAGAATCGTTAAGATTGAAGGGCTGTCAGAACTGCAAGCCAAGTTTGAAGAGATGAACATCGAATTTCATCCCAAAGTGCGCAGTATTGTTGCTAAGCATGGTGCAGCTCTTCAGCAACGCACCAAAAGCAATATGAGTGCAGCTTACAGGGGCCATTGGGAAGGCAGACGTTGGGTTAAACCAACTGGCGCAACCAGTCGTAGTACGACCGTATCACTACAAGATGGTGGTATGACGGCAGTTGTTTCACCACATACTTACTACTTTCCGTACCTTGAATATGGCACTCGCTTTATGTCAGCTAGACCAACGCTTGGTCCTGCTTTTACGTACCAGTCAATGCAGTTTATCGATGACTTAAAGCACTTAATGGAGTGATTATATGAAATCACCAGATCAGGCTTTATATGACTATGTTTTTACACAATCAACATTAAAAGGGTATACAACGTATGATCATCTGCCAATGAGCAGTGAGAATGCGGCATACCCTTTTGTTGTCGTTGATACGGTACAAACTGCGCCAATTGCCACTAAGACTGGTTATGGTGCACAGCTATCGATCATGATCCATGTGTGGGCAAGCGGAGATGATCGTATTACCGCATCGACGATGACCAGTAATTTGCTAAAGATGCTAGGTTTTGCTGATTTCGAAACGAATGGCTATGCTTTCGCACCACGAAATCAGCAAAGCCAAATGATGCAAGATACAAGCGTACCTGATACTGTGCTTTGGCATGGTGTAGATACGCTTGTATTTGATTTGAAATAGAAAGGATGAAAATCAATGGCTAAAACCGAAATTCCGGCTCTGCAAGGTATTGATGTCGTGCTGTTCGCACGTAAACTTTCTGAAGCAGGCAAAGTAGCCGGGCAACTGATTCCATATCAAACCAGTCTGTCATTTGATCCACAGCGTGACAGTGACACTAATCCAACCAAGTCTGGCTCAGTGGGTACTTCAAGCTCGATCGAAACGGATCTGGAAGTGGAATTTATCAACAACTGGTCCAAGATTGCTGACCAACTGCTTGATTCGCTGTTCAATAACGAAAAAATGGAATTCTGGATTGTTTACCGCAAGCGTCGCAACAAAGCTGGTAAGTACTACGCTATCTACATGCGGGGCACGGTCAACGAAGATGAGACTGATGGCGACCCAGACGACACGTCTAACCGTGATACGTCGATTACTGTTGATGGTACGCCACAACGGGGATGGACTGATCTGCCAGATGAAGCCCAAGAAGAACTTGACTACGTCTTCCGTGGTGTTGGTGTTGTTACTGACGCTAAGGACGATGGTACTGATGGCGGTGGTGCAGCATGGACTGATGCTGATGCCGGTACTGGCTCAGAAACTGCTACTGTAACGACTGATAGTCACTAATTTAATGTAAGAGAGCGGTCTGCTCTCTCTATAAGGTTTTGAGTCGCTCAAGGCTTTGTAGAGGGAGCAGACTTTTTAGGAGGATCGTCATGGAATTAACGATTAACGACAAAAAGGTTGAGTTGAAGTTCGGCGTGCGTTTCCTGCGCGAGTTGGACAAGATTGCCAGCGTGGAGAACAGCGGTATCAAGTTCGGCATGGGATTAAGCCGTTCAATTCTTGGTCTGCGTGCTTATGATGCTGCTGTCTTAGCAGATGTCATCTATGCTGCGAGCTATGGCAAAGTGGGCCAAACGACAATCGACAACTTTCTAGATGGCTGCGAAGATCTGGAAAAGGTCTTTGATGACGTTATGAAAGAAATTAGCGAATCTAATGCAGCAAATTTAGCGGTAAAAAAGATGAAAGCCTAGATACACGACCACAACAAGACAGTGAACAGGTCGTATCACGAAATCTTGCTTAATTCACTAGGCATATCTAGGCTTTAAAAAACTAGAAGATATCTGGGCAATGGGTATGACTGAATACCGGTTGCGAATGGAGGCATTTGAACTGCAACAAGTGCTAACCAGTCAGCACATCGCCGAGCAAGCATGGGCTAACCAGACTGTACAAGCAACAACCGGAGAACGCCATCCAAAGCCTAAGTATCGCAAATTTGATCAGTTTTTTGATTATCAAGAACATGTGGATATGGTCCGTTCATCATACGAACCAGACTACCTAGCGCGTTCTAAGAAAATCAAAAAACAGAATCGAGCAGAAATCTTGCTGGCCAGGTCGCGCGAGTTCCACCGGCTTAAGAAAGCTGGCAAGATCATCCCGCTGGCCTGAGCGGAAAGGAGAATGACAAATGGGAGAATCTTATAGTGTCAAAGCCATTCTCTCGGCAGTTGATACCAGTTTTTCATCCACAATTGCTCGTGCCGGACAGGCTACTGAATCATTCGGCCAGTCAGTTAACAAACATATGCAGGGCGTTGGTAATGCCATGATTGCGGCTGGTACTGCTACTACGGCAATGGGTGTTAAAGCGGTTAAGGGGTTTGGTAGCTTTCAGTCATCTCTTAACCAAGCTGCGGTTATCGCCGGTGGGACGGCTAAAGACATTGATGGCTTGTCTGATGTAGCCAATCATATGGGCGCTGTTTTGCCAATCAGTGCTCAAGATGCAGCTGATGCTATGGTGGCGATGGCCCGTGATGGTGCTTCGATTGGCACGATCAAAAAGGAATTCCCAGCAATTGCGGAAGCGGCGACTGCGGCTGGTGCAAATCTGCAAACGACTGCCAGCGTTGTTCAACAAGCTATGAACATCTGGGGAGACAGTCTTAAATCGCCACAACAGGCTGCTGCTATCCTGACGCAAACAGCTAACTTATCCAACGCGTCAATTGAAGACATGCAACAAGCACTGGCTACGATTGGTTCTGTTGCCAAACTGGCTGGCATGAATATGAGTACAACATCCGAAGCTATCGGTTTGCTCACCAATCGAGGATTTAGCGCTGCACAAGCGTCAGAAGATCTTAGCTATGCTATACGGCAAATGTTAGCTCCATCTAAGGGTGCCAAAAAGGAAATGGACGCATTAGGCCTATCATTCGTTGATAGTTCTGGCAAGATGAAGCCATTCCCACAGATTCTGAAAGAAGTTGCTGCGGCAACTGACGGCATGGGTGATGCTCAGAAGACAGCTGCACTTAAGACCATGTTCGGTGCTGCTGGTATGCAAGCAATCGCTCCATTGTTAGATGCTGTTAAGGATAAGTCTGATAACACCACTACATCATGGTCTGCTTACGCTAAAGCCATGAATGGTGCTGCCAAAGACACTCAGACAGCTACTAAGTTTTTGAGCGATCAAGCTAACGAAATGCAACAAAACTTAGGTTCTAAAATTGAGCAAGTTGGCGGTAACTGGGAAGCACTGCGTAACAAGGCAATGCAGACTAAAGGCGGCTGTAACAGTGCAATCCTAGACATGATGAACCAGTCTCTAGAATGGGCAACTACATCTAATAGTAGTACAGCTCAGGTAATCCGTAGTTTCATCGGTATGTCACCAGCGATTGGTGCTGCTACAACTGCATTAGGTGGTCTCTTTAAAGGTTGGGGTAAACTGATTTCGTTTGGTGGTAGCGTCATTAAAACGATTGGCAATGTTGGCCGTGTCATGAAGGCATTATCGATGGCTGGCGATTTAACCACTGCTATTGGCAGTCTGCGTAAATTAGCTGCAACATCTCAACTTGCTGCGGGAGCAATGCGGGTTCTACAAGTAGCACAATTGGCTTTGGCTAATCCCTGGGTCGCAATTGGTGTCGCGATTGCAGCCGTTGTTGCAGCATTGGCAGTATTTTTCACTAAAACTAAGACGGGCCAGGCGATGTGGAAACAGTTTACGCAAAGCGTTGCGGATTCCGTTGATGGTATCAAGCAAGCCTGGCAGAGCATGACAGACTTTTTCAGCAACCTTTGGAACAATATCGTTACTACTGCACAGAATGTCTGGAGTAGTTTCGGGCAGTTCTTCAGTCCGGTTGTTCAATCGGTTGAATCAGTATGGCAAGGATTATCTGATTTCTTTGGCAACTTATGGAACGGCATTGTTACCTTTGCTCAAGGTGTCTGGAGTTCGTTTGCTCAAGGCATGGCACCAATCGTAGACGCCTTTAAAAATCTATGGAGTGCGTTGACTGATTTCTTCAGCACATTGTGGCAAGGAATCGTTAATACTGCACAAACTATCTGGCAAGGTCTGTTGCCAATTGTTACTACCGTTTGGAATGGCATTAAAACCGTTGTTTCAACGATCATGCAAGCCATCTCGGACGTGATTCAGACAATTGGAACTGCAATTCAAACTGTATGGACGGCAATCTGGAACGTTGTTAAAACCGTTGCAATGACGATTTGGGATGCAATCAAGAACTTCATTAGCCTTGAAATGCAAGGAATTCAGACAGTTATCCAAAGCGTCATGGCTATAATCCAAACTATCTGGCAGACTGCCTGGAATGTTATTGAAACGGTCGTGCAGACAATTTGGTCAATCATATCAACAACTGTATCTACGGCTATTAATGCCGTGGCAGGCGTTATTAGAGCGGTAACTGATGCAATCAAAGGCGATTGGTCTGGTGCTTGGAATGAGATAGAGAATGTTGCCTCAACTATTTGGAACGGCATTACATCAATTGTATCTACTGCAATTAACGGCGTACGGAGCATCATTTCCAGCTGTGATGAACGGCATTAGATCAGTGTGGTCGTCAGCCTGGAATGGCATTAAGAGTGTTACTTCGGGCGCAATGAGTATGGTACGATCGGTCGTTTCAAGGTGGTATGTCAGCAATGCACAGCGTTGTTTCGAGCATGATGAGTGCGGTTCAATCAGCTTTCGTTAGTGGTTGGAATGCAGCACGTAATGCTACTGCTAATGGCATTGCACGAGCAGTGAGTGCTGCGCGGTCCATGACAGGCGCAATGGTATCTGCCGGTCGTGATTTCGTCATGGGCTTTGTCAATGGTATTGAAGGTGCAATCTGGCGTGCTGCGTCTGCTGCTGCTCGTATGGCTAGCGCGGCTATGAATGCTGCTAAAGCATGGTTTAACATTGGATCGCCATCAAAAGGTTATGCGCTGATCAAGTTGGTAAGTGGGTACCCGCTGGTCTGGCAGTTGGTATCGAGCAGAATACCGATCTTGTTGAAAATGCTGCTAAGCGTATGGCGGAAGCTGCTATGCCAGATATTCATATGACTGACATGCAACAGCGAATCAACGGGGCACTGTCTCACGGTGCATCATTTGGTGGAACGGTTGACCATGAACTTAATGTGGTACAACAACCGGCTTATATCAACTTGTCATTAGGCGGTTCCAACTACACGACTTTTGTTTCTGACATTTCTCGTGAACAAGGCAGTCAAGCATCACTGGCACGCAATTATCGTTTCTAGGAGGGCAAAATGTACGATTTCCATGATTTAAACATTAATCGCAAAATTGAAACCGAGCCATTGCCCACTGAAGCGCTGAACTATGGTGGCCGTTGGCTTGATAGAGAAATTGACGGTTACATGACACTATCAACGTCAGGCCGGAATGAGTTTTCCAGGCAGATTAACTCTGCTGATCGCGTAGATGATGGTGCGGTGTATCTATCATCGCGCATTGAGAGTAAAAAGATCACTGTCACGTTCCAGTTGTTGGCATCGACAATTGAGCAATACAACGAACGGCTGAAGAAACTGAAACAACTCTTGTTCCAGCCTAATCAGCCGTTTTATTTTGCCGATTTGCAACAATATCACTTTGTCGGCACTGCATCGGCTTTGACATTGGACAGTGAGACGCTGAATACTACCGGCAAAATTGAGCTGTCACTAGCAGATCCGTATCTGCATGGCAATGTTAAAACTATCACTGGTTCTGGTACGCAGATTAAAATTAATGATGGCGATTTGGCATACCCACAAACGCCAACCAAGCTGACGTTCACGCCAACTAAGGCGGTAGCTAACTTAACGATCACTTGTGACGGCAAAAAGATCAGTCTATCAGTTGGTGTAGATGCCGGACAAGCGGTAGTAGTTGATTTTGCCAATTTAAATCTATCGATCAATGCCGTTGATAATCTGATGGGACTAACGCTTGATTCGAATCTAAGTGATTTCTATATCACTAACGGATCTACAATCATTATTAATGCAACTGGTAGTTATAAGCTTGAATACGAGGTAAAACAGCTATGAAAATGTTTCTTTTTGACCGCAATCAAAAAGTCAAACGATGGCTGGTTGACCGTGATTTTATCGAAGCAAAGATGGTGGAGCAGATCAACGCAGCTGATCAGCTAACGTTCTCTGTGCCGTTGAATAAACGACTGCCATCATCTTACTTCTACGCAGCTATCCCACAGCCACGTGGTTCGGGGTATCTGCTTTTTAAGATTGTCACGGAAAAGGTATCGTCTGACCAGATTGAGTACACGGCTATTGAATCGGCTTATGATGAGCTTAAGTCGTATCACTATATCAAGGACGTTCGACCAGAAAACCGGAAAGCCGGTGAACTGTTGCGGACTGCCCTTGAAGGCACACGCTGGCAAGTAGGACAGACGTATGACAGTGGTACGTTTTCGACCAACTTCTACTACATCAGCACACTAGAAGCGATTCAAAAAATTGTAGAACTGTGCGGTTTAGAAGTTACGTTTGAGATCACTCTGAATCCTAAAACACACCAGATTGAGCATCGATTGGTTAACTTGTACGCTCAGCAAGGTCAGCGGACTGGTAAGCGGTTTGAGTACGGATCGAATTTGCTAACGGTTGAACGCGAAGAATCAGCAGAGAACTTAATCACAGCTTTGATCGGTCGGGGTAAAGGTGAAGCCGTCTATCATGAAGACAATACAGCAGAAGAAACGCCTGATGGCTATGGTCGGCGCATTAACTTCGCTGATGTGGTCTGGTCAAAGAAGAATGGTAATCCTGCTGACAAGCCTGTTGGTCAAGAGTATGTAGAAGACGTTGACGCAACAGCTAAGTATGGCTTTGACGATGGCAAGCCACGTATCGGTATTGAGATCTTTGAAGACATTACTGATCCGGTAGAACTGTTAAAAGCTACCTGGTCAGCATTACAGACGCTGAAACGACCACAAGCTAGTTTTAGAGCTAGCGTAATGGACGTTGGCGATCTGGGGCTTGGTGATACAGTAGCTATCGTTCGCCATGACATTAAGATTGAGTACTTCACGCGCGTTTACAAGGTTACACACAATCTACTAGACGAGCGACAGAATACTATCGAGCTTGGGGATGACTTCTCAGGCAATTCAATCACGAGCACTGTTAATGATCTTGGCAAGAGTGTGGGCACGGTTGAACGGATTGCCAACTATGCGGCTGTTTCCGCTAATGGAAAGAACGCTAACTACTACGGTCAGGCACAGCCAATTAATCCAATGGAAGGCGATTTGTGGTACAAAGATCTTGGCAATGGGGAAACTGATATGTATCAGTACCACGCAGGCAATTGGATTCTAATCACGTCTACGCGTGATTTGCATAACGTTGAAAAGCAAGTCAAACAAGCGCAAGACGATTTTACGACCGCTTGGAATAAGGCAGTTGCAGCTGATTCATCGGCTGCTAAAGCACAACAACGAGCTGATAGTGTTGGTCAGCAATTGCAAAGCGCACAAGCTGACTTTGACAGTAAGCTATCTGCCGCAAGCGCTAGCGCTAGTGCTGCAAACGATAAAGCCATGCAAGCTGCTAATGCTGCTCAAAACGATGTTAATGCACAAATTAAAGAATTGAACGATTACAAGGATACTGTCGACAAGACATATGTCGCTAAGGGTACGGTCATCAGCAACGTTAACACTGAAGCAGACGCGTCAATTTTTAGCACAAACAATAAGCTATATATGGACGTTGCTACCACTGTCTTTAGTGGTAAAGCTTTTATCCCAGATGCCGCAATCATCGATTTGACTGCTAGCAAACTGACAGCTGGAACGATCGACGCGTCTAAGATCTCAGTAGTTAATCTAAATGCCTCAAACATCAATACTGGATCTCTGAATGCCGGATTAATTAAGGTAGGCTCAATGTCAGCAGACCGTATCGTAGGTGGTACGCTCGACTTCAAAAATATTGCCGTATCTAATCTTTCTGCCGGTAGCATAGTTTCAGGGACGTTAGATGCCGCTAAAGTTTCAGTCATCAATCTAAATGCGTCTAATATCAAGACTGGAACGCTTGATGCGAGTCTAATTAAAGCCGGAGCTATGTCTGCTGACAGAATTTCTGGTGGGACGCTTGATTTTTCAAAAGTCAATGCAGCTAGTCTATCTGCGGATAAGATCACGTCTGGCACGCTAGACGCTGGCAACGTCAATGTCATTAACTTGAATGCCGACAATATCACTTCTGGTACGATTAACGGGCAAAACCTGAAAATCAATCTGAACACCGGTGAGATTTTATTTCAAAAAGGTAAAATTGCGTCAACTAACGGCTTGTTAAACATTAATGTTGATGATGGGACAATGTCTGTTACCAATAGCCTTAATGAGGGTGCATTCTTTAAGAATGGGAACATCGAACTTACTAATTTTGCTCTATGGGACAAGGGCGATATTCCTGCGTATGGAAAGATTGCATTTGCAGAAAATATGTTTGAACTTGGTAACAATGGTATAGAGATACAAGGTAAAAAAGGTTGGATAATTCATAGTGAAAACTTTGATTATAATAAGTTCCCACTGCAGTACTTATGGACAATGGAGAAAAACGGAACTTCCATTGGTGCAGACGAAAAATATATGGCACTGCAAGCGTATAGCGGAGTTTCGATAACTGCAGGCGCTTTTTTGCCAACTCTAGAATCAGCATTATCAACATCGTTTAAAACTGCGCCGTATTTAAACTTAGGCTTTAATCGTGATGCCACGTACCACAATCCTGCTTTTGTAGCTAACTCTAATGCGTACGAATTCAGCGTAGACAATACAGGGACACTTATGAAGTATGGTAGGGTTTATCTGAATGATTCAGACTATACGTATCAATTCTATGTAGATTTGCCATGGAATTCACATATCAAATTGGCAGACGACATGGGACATGATGGGCGAAATGCCTATTTTGACGTAAGCGTAGGTGGTCAAACTGTCATTGCATTTGATAACAATGGGGCATATTCTTTACCAAAGGCAAGAACATACATTCCTAATCTGACAGCAAATTCCTTGACCGTTACTGGCTCAAAGAATGCCATTGTACCAACATCAGCTGGTGCAACGCTTGTCAATGCGTACGAAACAGCAGAGTATTACTTTGGCGACATTGGTGAGGGCACTACTGATAAAAAATGTGTTGTGCAAGTAACGATTGACCCGCTGTTTTTAGAAACTGTCAATACGTCAGTTCCATATCAAGTCTTTGTAAGCTCATATGACAACGCTACGGTTTGGGTGGAATCAAGAACAGCTAATATTTTTGTTGTTCGTTCAAGTAAACCTAATGTATCGTTCTGTTGGGAACTGAAGGCCAAGCGCAAAGGATATGAACATAGCAGATTGGAAGTTGACGATTCAATTAGTGCAGAAGATTTAAGAAAGGCAGCAAAGAAATGAACGAAAATGCAAATGTAAATGCAAACGAAGTAATCAAGAGCTTGCTTCAAAAGCTGACATCGGCAGAATACACAAATGCAGTGTTGGAAGCCAAACTGTCAGAAACGATGAAAGAGAACGAACAGTTGAAGAAAGGAAAAGGTGACAAATAATGGCACTTACAAAAGAAAAGACGGTCAATCTGTCTGGCCGATCAGTAATCAATAACGTAGAAGTTGCACGGTTTTCTGCTCAGGTAGCAACTGACATCAATTCAGCTACAACGACCAACACGTATATCAACGATCAGACTGCATATCGCAAGAACATCAAACAAGTACGGGATGATTCTGATGCCTTCCGTACTTATGTACGTGCAGAAGAAGATAAGTTGTTTGCTGAGACTACTGACACAGATACCGAGGATTCAGCCAAGGATTCAGCTACGGAATAAAAAATACGTGGTCGCCATAGAAATAAACAGTTCAAAATAAAAAAGCGTGTGAAAGATCATACGCTTTTTTGTTTGGGCGGCCTTGAAGGGAGATTTTAAGCGTGCCTTATCATATTTTAATGTTTCGCCAAGTTCAGCAGATGGTTGATGATCCGCTTATCATTGCGTTTACTTGGTGCGTAATTACCGACGTAGTTACTGGATATATCAGATCAGCATTTATCCGTAAAACCAACTCAACCAAAGGGCTTTTAGGATTAATTAAACATACATTAGTTCTGGTTAGCATCATCAGTATCTATCCATATCTCATTAGTCTAGGTTTTGACTGGTTAGCGCAAACGATGGTGTGGGGCTTTATCATTAACTATTTGACATCGATTGTCGAGAACTGGGGAGAGATGGGGTTGTATTTACCGCCGCAGATCAAAAGCTTTTTAGTCAAGTTGCAGTCTGATTACGATGCAACTGATTACAGTGCAATCACGGGTGCGAAGAAAGGAGATCACAAAAATGGCTAATCTTGTTATGGACGTATCCGGGTATCAACCAGATACGATCAGTTTTTTTCAAGCTGCTAAAAACGCAGGCGTTAAAGCAGTCATCGTTAAGCTAACGCAAGGCTCGGCAGATGGCGATGCGTATGTCAATCCTAAAGCACAAGCCCAAATTAATAACGCGCGGGTGGTGGGACTGCTCGTACATGGTTATCACTACGCACGTTTTAATGGCGCACAAGACGCACGCAACGAAGCTAAATGGTTTGTTGATCATGCAAAGCAGTTTGGACTGGGACCTGATTCTGTTATGGCGCTGGACATTGAGGATAGAGCCAACGCTAAATACGCTACTAATGATGCTAATACGTTTTTGCAAGCCGTTAAAGATTCTGGTTATCCTAAAGTTGACATCTACTCAATGGCATCTTGGTTTTGGCAAGGACGTCTTAATGCGGCTAATTTGATTGCTAAAAACAAATGGGTTGCGAACTACGGTGTATCACAACCAGGTGTTGACAACGTGGGTACGTGGCAGTTCTCCAGTGACTACAACATCGCTGGCAATGGTGTTGATATGTCATATGACTTTAGCGGTTTTTACACTAATGCTGCTACTACGCCGGAATCTAAAACGGTTACCGACACGCCAACACCTAAACCAGTTGCTGCACCTAAGGCTTGGGTAGACAACTTAGGCGACAAGTGGACGGCTGAAGACGGCAAATTTATTGTCGGTCCAAACTACACACTGCATCTGCGTTGGGGTGCTCGACCTAGCGCTTCTGCGATCGGTATGCTTACTGCTGGTAGTGTAGTTAAGTATGATGCCTGGTCTCGGGGCAAAGAGTTCGTATACGTACGACAGCCACGCGCTAATGGCCAATATGGGTATGTAGCTGTCAGAGACTCTAAAACCGGAGAAGCATTTGGCAAGTTTGAATAGGAGTGATTAGATGACACTATTTGACATCGCGTATGATGATTTCAAACGTGAAGATACGACTAACGTTATCACTATTACTCTGTATACTGATGACAGACAGCCGATCACACCTGATGCCAGCCACACGTGGAAGGCAAAAGTATCTAAGGAAGACAAATATGTCGGCGAGTACCCGGTAACAATCTCTGGTGACACAATCAAGTTATCATCGAGTAACTTAACTCGGTTGCCGAACGGTGACTATGGTCTAGAACTGTGGGAAACATATAGCGGATCTACCACTATCTATCCATCAGCCGGAGTGATGGAGTTTCGAGTACACAGAAATGCCAATGATACACTGGGGACAATTGATCCGACTACTGATATCAACGCCATCATTGATGACCTGCATAAAGCCGGACAAAACATCAAAGTAGTTGCCACTAATACGTTGCCTGCTGGAAGCAAGGCGTCAGTAACGCAGTCTATCGCTAATGGTGAAAACCAACTAACGTTTAACATTCCACAAGGTATTCAAGGCGAGCAGGGTAATGTCGGCCCAGCACCTACGTTAAAAGTCGGGACGGTAACTAAGCTGAATCCCGACCAGGCACCAACAGCAAATCTAAGTGGTGGTAATGGTAGTTACACGCTTAATCTGGGTATTCCGCAGGGGGTACAGGGAGAAACAAACGCTACTGCTATTAATGCTTTGAATGCCACCAACGCAATTCGTGAACAAATCACAGCTGTTTTAAATGCGCTTGGTGATGTATCAGTACCTAGTGTTGCTATGCAAAGCAACAGCTACATTACACCAAGTGGTGAACTTGCTACCTATGGCAGTAGTCTATCAGCTAGTGACTATGTACCAGTCAAAGTGGGCCAGCTGGTTATCTTACAAAACGTAAGCGGAAACGATAATCGTTCTGCTGCTTTATATGATGCTAATAAGCATCTACTAAAGTCTTATAAGTATGACAGCCAACCCGTTCGGCAGATCCCAGTATCACAAGATGGATATATCAGATATACCAATAACAACGGCGAAACAACGATTACGATTTTCACGCCGCGTTTCGCAATTAAAGATAATGTGGTCGCCAATCCCTACGCAGATATGTCACTTTTTCAAAAAGTCGGAGTGATCGGCGATTCTTATGCGTCTGGGGAGCTAGTTACTTACAATGATACAGTACCAACGTTTACCGACCACTATGAAATTTCTTGGGGACAAATTCTAGCCCGCAAGCATGGCTTTAAGTGCATCAACTATTCGGCAGGTGGCAAAACCACCGCTAGTTGGCTTGCAGACGCCAATCACGGTTTGCAAAAACTATTGTCAGATGATCCTTGCGAGTTGTACATTCTGGCGCTTGGCATCAACGATCGTGATCACTTTGAGCTAGGGACTACTGATGATATCTCGACCGATGGTACAGGTACCGCTCAAAGCTTTTACGGATGTTATAGCAGAATCATCTATAATATCATCGCTCATGCGCCAAAAGCTAAGCTGATCTTGTCAACGCTTGCCGCAACGGATGATAAATCTGAAAAATTTAACCAAGCAATTATTGATTTGGCTACTGCTTTTAAGATTGCATATATCAAGCAGTCTGATGATGCATACTTTACTAGCGCCGCATATAAAAATATGCAGGGTGGTCACCCGCGTGCTGTGGGGTACTCAGGCATGGCAGCTGCACTTGATCGTTTAATTGTAAAACGTATGGTTAACGACAGTTACTTTAACGACCTGTTTATGTAGTTTTTTTAAGTCGCCTAAGAAAGATAACAGTACCTTATGTAGGCTCGGCTTTGATGCCGGGCCTTTTTTATAACAATTGAATAAGCCCTACACATGGCACCCAAAAACATCAAGAAAGAAAAGAGGTGAGTCCTCTCCTTAATTGACACTAGCCGTGTGTAGGGCTTTTTCTCTTATTAGGAAAGCATGAGTCGTTACTACAGAAGGCATGGAAGCTGCAACCAGCGTTAAGGATCTAATAAAAAAATTTGAATTTAAAAAATAGCAATGTTAGAATCTGACTGTAAAGAAAAAAACACACCACAAACTTGTGGCGTGTTTAAAATAGTTAAGGCTTGTCCTAGACCTTGCTATACTATCTGTACTAGTGTCAGCTTAAAAAGCTCTGTTCCCAGCAGGGCTTTTTTTAATGAAAGATAACAGCCATTAAAGCACAAAATGCGATAAATGCAGTTACGAGCAAAACGCCAAACTGCACAGGCTGTGATAATCCATGCATAGCTTCAATGACCTTAGCTAATCCGTTGAACATATAGAACAACAGCAGCATGCTCCTTTATAGACTCGAAGCATGCGTTTTAAATAGCACAACTTCGGCATAAGAACCACCTCACTTTCTGACTCATTCAAAGTGAGCATAGCAAGGTGCATGCCTTAACAGACTGATTATACTATAAAAGAACATAAAATTCAGATTGAAAATTCGTCTAGCTTTATTCCTGAAAAGTAATATACTATAAGAGAAAATAGCTAGTCATTCTACGGGATCTAGTTATAGTGCGCACGATAAAAGCCCTTCTTAGCATATTGCTGAGTGGGGCATTTTTATGGTACTAAAGATAGACTTGTGAAGTGGTTGACTGGAAGCAAAATGGCAACAGAAAATAGAACATTTAATGATATTGTGATGAATGTTTATAATGCTGTATAATTGTAGCAAATTGAACAGTGGCGTAGGATTAAAACTATTACTGCATAATAGTGAATGCCACCATTAATTCCGTGAACGTACTGGTAAGTCCGCTCGTATTCCTGAACGCCGTCGCGACGTTAAGTAGTCGAGTGTCGACCCAAACCCTTGCTGTGCAAGGGTTTTTCTTTTTGCCAGATTTTTAAAATATCGATTGAGTTTGTGAATTTTTGCCAAATATTTGCTTGTGGTAGCAAACTGGTCACAAATTTTCCAATTGACCACGATTTTTCACAATCGCTTTGTGAGTAACGTGTGTGTAGATTTCTTGAGTAACCCGGCTGTTAGAGTGACCAACCCGCTGCTGGATGACATACATGGGCACGCCTAGCTCAGCCAACTTTGAGATGTGCGTGTGGCGAAAGGTGTGTGGGCTGACTGGCTTGTCAATTTTTAGCTTTTTAGCTGCATTACGCAAAAAAGTATTGAACGCTGAAATTTGAATCGGTGTATGATGCTTAGTAGTGAATAGATAGCCATGCCCATCAGCATAAGCGTACCGATCACGATATATTTCGACTGCCCGTCTGGAGAGCGCAACATCGCGCATTCCGGCGGGCGTTTTTGTTTGATCAGTTTTATGCCATTCGTTCAT